GGCAAAGTATTCCATGCCACCAACATTTATTTTTGGAACTGTGATAGCATCATATCCAGTTCCAGCACCTAGTTTTTGTGTACCACCTTTAACAAGGATAGATTTTCTTCCCTGATATGTTGTTCCATATCCCATTCCAGCTGAGGTTTGTACTCCTCCACCAGATGAAAGTTTTCTCTGAACTTGTAGTTGAGATTCAATTCTCTTAAGTCTTTCGTCTGTAGATAATCTTCTATTATCACTAGCAATTGGATCTTGATAGGCAGAACCTTCTTTTTCTGGTGCATTACCTATCATACCTCCGCCCTGAGCATAAACTCTTTGATTGACGATGCGTGGACGATTAGTTCCACCACCAGCAGCGTTCATCGCCTCTAGAGTGCCCACACCAAACTTCTGAACAGCACCACGAGACATTACAAACTCACCGTCTGTCAACATCGCTGGGACTTTATCAATACCTTTTGGTCCCGATACTACGCCATTCACACCTGCCATCAAATCAGCAAGACCACCAGACCCGAAGAAGGCAGTAAAGGGACTTACCTTACCTGATATAGCACCACCATTAGCAGCAAAAATAGTTTTTAAGTCAGCAAATCCTCCACCAAACGCACCCATAGAAGGTGCTGTAGGAGCTTCTGGAATTTGAAGTTGAGGTGCCTGTTCTTCACCACCACCCATGAACTTGTTGATTGCCAATCCAGTTCCAATAGTCGCAACAGCACCTAAACCAAGTTTAACTAAACCTAGTTTACCACCACTACCACCACTAGATAATGCTTGACCAATACCTTTTAGTCCTTTACCAGTCGCAATTGCTTTTGCTAACCTAGCAGCAATAACAACAAGTCTAGCGGTTCCTGCTATCGCTACTTTAGCAAGACTTCTTACTACTCGTCCAAACCCAGTACCAAATAATAAGTATCCAGCAATTAAAGACGGCCACCAGTCTTTAAGAAATCTAGCAATTGAACGAACTTTATCTTGATTTTCTTTATTAGCAAACCAATTGATTAAGTTTAGTAGTGCTTTACCTAAAAATAAAGTAACAAAGAATTGTATAATTTGATCTAGAATATTTTTAACTGGTGCTACAACTGCCTGAGCCGTATTCTTAACTACTGCAAAACTATTCTCTAAACCAAGTTCTACTTTCTTTCTTCTTGCTACTTCCTGATTTTTTCTTTCTTGATTTGCTTCAGCAGTAACCTGTGTGTTCTGCTGTGTGAGAAGTTGTATAATTCTCGTTAAAGACTTAGAAATATCTTGAAGAACAGCAGTATCCGCAGGAGAAGCAATTAGTTGTGTTTGTGGTTGAACAGCAGCAGTCTGAACTGTCTTAGTTCTTCCCATCAAGTTCTGAGGATTTACTGGTGCCATTCTATCTTACTTTAGAAACTGGATTTTTGTTGCTGCTGCTTCAATTGCTCCTCTTCAAGATGTTGTTGTAGTAATCCAACATACACATCTCTCTCCCAAGGAATCATATTTTCAATCTCCCATAAAGAATATTTATGGTACTGTATCAGGGCAAAATTAAGCCTAAAGTAATTTTCAAGGTCCATATGGACCATGGCTACGCGAAAAAACTTGCTAACCCTTCAAGCACAACTTCACTTTCAACTTTTGTCTTTGGATTTACAACTGTAATTTTATGAGAAAGTTTAGGCATAGTTTCAAAGAACTTCTCAATATCTTTGAACTGAGAAGAGTTCATTGACTCCAAAAACTCAGTGAGTTCTTTCTTAGTCACATCTGCAGTAGACCAAACTTCATCTTCAGTATAAATTTTATCAATACAAGAAGCAATGAGATCGAAAGATTGCTCCATCGCATTATCATTATTGAAGTCAAAGTTATTTTTAATAAACTGCTCTAACGATGGATACTTCATTTCCATCATGATACTATCATCTAGTTTAATCTTATTAGTGTGCTCTTCATTCTTTTGAACTTGAATATCATCAAGATCAATACTTACAGAAACATTAGTTTCATTATCATCTGGACAGATGATATTAACATCAACACTTTCCCCAACAGATTTTCCTCTGATGTTTAAGAAGAGATATTCAATATCAAAGGTTGGCAAATTTTCAACCTTAATATCTTTCGTAAGAATACAATTCTTGATGACAGACTTGATAGCATTAGTAATTTGCTTTGTGTCTTCACTCTCTAGAGCAATTACTAAAAGTTTTTCTTCTCTAACCAAAAATGGTCTGTATTTAATTGATTGTCCTGTAGATGGCAACTCAAGTTCATAAGTTGGCGTAGAAATCTTAGGTAATGGCATAATGTCCTATAGAATGTTTCAGTGTGATTATTTAGAAAGTTAAAGAATACTTTTTCCAGAAAAAGCTGTTTTAATTGTGTTACCAGAATTGGATGCAGCTGGAAAAGAAACTCCTCCGGTAGTTGTCAGTTTTTCATAATCAAGTCCAAGATTAGTATTCGGATTAAAAGCAATTGAATTAATTCTTGCAGTTTGTTCTGGAGTTAAAGCTGCAGTTTGAGTTGGACTTACAGAATTGGCTTGTGGGGATGTTGGATCAATATAATATCTGACATAAGATAAAGAAACAGTACATTTTAATAGAGAAGAACTATCATAAGAAACTGGCATAGATTGAATTGCAATAGGAAAATAATTTACAAATTTATATTTCAATTGCGAAGCAGCCTTTCCTTCAGCAGATCCCATACTGCTCCTCTCAAATTTCGTTACTTCTAATCCAGAATTTTGAATGTAAAGTTTTGGATAGTTCATTCTATAAAAATAATTTACATCTGCTACTCCAGGACGACCTTGTTCTGAGGAAGCAATTTGTTCTCCAGCAATATATTTTATCCATACCTCAAAAAATCTAATTGGAAGATAAGTTGTAGCATCAACATAAAAAGTTAAATCAATTCTATCATCATACAATCTTCTATAGGCATGTCTGTGTGTAGAACCATGATAGTCACCCGAAATATCATGAGTTGCAAGTGATGAACCGGGAAGTATTGCATCAGAGCAAAGAAGTTCTAACTTATCTTGATCAAAATTAACTCCATTTTGAGACAGATAATCATTAGTTAGTCCAGATGGTTTCGCTATAGATACGACAAAATGAGATGTAGTTGCTGGATGCAACAATTTATCTTTTATCTCGCTTAAAGATCTAGACCTTGGTGTGCCCATTGATAAATACTTTTTGACCTTATATATTATGTATGGCAGAAAGTATTAAAAGCAAATACAAACCGTCATATCCCAAAAAATACAAAGGAGATCCCAACAATATTATTTGCCGTAGTAGTTGGGAAAGAAAATTTTGTCACTGGTGTGATTTAAATGAAAGTATTTTGGAGTGGGGTAGTGAAGAGTTTTACATTCCATATATCTCACCAGTAGATAAAAGAATTCACAGATACTATCCAGACTTCATTATTAAAGTTAAAGAAAGCACTGGACAAATAAAAACATATGTAATTGAAGTTAAACCCAAAAAACAAACTAGACCTCCAATTAAAAAATCAAGAGTGACGAAATCATATATTCATGAGTGCGTTACTTATGAAGTCAATCAAGCGAAGTGGAAGGCAGCAAAAGAATTCTGTGATGATAGATTGATAGAGTTTAAGATTATCACAGAAGAAGAACTAGGTATCAAGTAATGGCAGAAGGTTTTGGGAAGTACTCTAAAATTCCACCAAGAATGAGGGAACTTAGGAAAAAAATTGATGAAACTGGAACCAGTGACCCAGAAGATTTGATGCTTATTATTCTTGATGTTCTTAAGGAAGAAGTATTATATCCAGAACCAGGTAAATTTTATACCTTCATCTATACACCAAAAACACCAGAAATTGAATACGATCAACACCCACTAATCGCTTGTACTTCTCTAGAAAGATGGGGATTTAAAGCAATCAATTTTCACTGGAGAAAAAGTAGACAATACACTTGGGAAGAAGTTGTTGGAAAACTTCATGTCGTAAAATATGATGAATTGGATGAAATGCTTTCTATCCCATATGGAAAATTCCGTCTAAATAAATAAAAACCATTCTGTCCTGATGGCTACAACCGCTACATCTACACAATCACAAGTAAAGGTTGGAAATGCCGATACCAAGATACAAAGTGTCGTAACAGATGCTGGTAAGGACGCGAATGGAAATAGACTGTTTACAACAGAGGTCCAAAGAGTAAATGGCACACAAAGAACAACAATCGCAAATATTGACTCCAAGGGAAAAGTAACTTCAACTACAAATGCTACTGCTGATGAAAAAGCAGCACTTGGAGACCCAAATAGTCAATTAAGAAAAGAAACATCTAAACAAATTAATGATGCTAAAGTAAAAAACACTTTAGGCGTATCAACTGAGCAAGATAAAAAAGCACTTGCTAGTGCCAGTGGATCTGCTGCTGCTTCTAATAGTGGTACAAATCCAAGTAAAGATGGGCAAGGAGGAAATACTGATAAGGCTTCACAAGCAGATTTTGACAAAGAAAATCAATTTAAAAAAGGGACAAGAACAAGTTATAGTGAAAAAATGGTCTATCCTTTAGACCTAAAATCAGAAGTTCAAGATGTAATTAGATTTTCAATTTTAGAATACTCACCGTCATTATCAAAAGAAAATCAAGCACAAGGAAGTGACGGTCAATTCGGAAGTAACAAAAGTAGAGTTGTAACTTTAGATGGAGGAAATCCAATTATAAAAGGTTCAAAAAGAATTGGAGTAATAACTCTACCAATTCCTGCAGGAATAAGTGATGGTAATACAGTTACTTGGCAAAATGACGATTTGACTATGGTAGGGATGGAATTATCAAACCTTGCACAAGGTTTTTTTAATAATGGAGTTGAAGGAGCGGAACGGGCGGCAGGGAACACTATGGATAATGTTCAGCGAGGAGCAGACAGTGGTGATTTGCAAACGGCAATAAAATCTTTATTTGGTAGCATGGCAGTTCAGGGAGCAAATATTCAGGGAAGAGGTTTTGGCGCTGCTTTTAATAATAACTTAGAACTTCTTTTTTCTGGACCAAATCTAAGAAGTTTTGGATTTACTTTTATGTTTTATCCAAGAGAAGAAGCAGAAGCAAAAATGGTGAGACAAATTATTCGTGCTTTTAAACAAGCGATGTCAGTGAAAAGAAGTAAAACATCCTTACTCCTAAAAGCTCCTCATACATTTGCAATTCAGTATATGACTGCTGGACAAAAATCACATCCTTACTTAAATAGTTTTAAAGAATGTGCATTAACATCTTGCAGTGTTGATTATACTCCAGACAACACTTACATGACTTATGGAGGCGCTGAAAAGTCTATGACCTCCTATAGATTAACACTTCAATTCCAAGAACTTGAACCTCTATTTGATGACGAATATGATCAGATTGATAAAAATAAAGATACTTTTATAGGGTTCTAAAATGGCAAATTACTTCAGATACTTACCAGAGTTTGAATATGTTAGCAGACTTCCAGATGCTAGGATATCAGATTATATTAAGGTAAAAAATCTTTTCAAGAAAGGAAAAATAAGAGAAGATATTTTTCAAAATCTTTCTTTCTTTGAGAAGTATAAAATTGTCGGAAACGATAGACCTGATAATGTTGCTTATGAAGTCTACGGAGATGCAACATTAGATTGGGTTATTCTTCTATGTAACAACGTAGTGAGCATTCAAACAGAATGGCCGATGGAACAAAACAATCTTGATGCTTATCTGTTAACCAAATATGATAATGATTATAACAAACTCTACAACGGAATTCATCACTACGAAACAATAGAAGTTAGAAATAGCCAAAACTTTATTGTTCTTCCAGCAGGTCTTCAAGTACAATCAGACTACTCTATCTCATTCTACGATTACTTAACAGATACTCAAATAGATCGTAGAGACGTTACAGTTCCAGTTACAAACTATGAATATGAAGAGAGTTTAGAAAATAATAAGAGAAATATTTTTATTCTAAAGAAAGAATACCTTGGAATTATTCTAAATGATATGAATGAACTCATGGCATACAAAGAGGGTTCCAGTCAATATAAGACTGAAACCCTGAAACGTGCTGATAATATCAGACTTTATGAATGATCACTCTTCAGCAAGACGCTGGAAATAAGATAGAGCATCATCTTCGTCTTCATCATTTGAAGAAGAACTTACCACAGGAAGTTCTGGTTCGGGACGACGAGAAGTAAAGTCGGGGGTATAAGAACCACGATCATTATCTTCATCATCAACCTCTTCATCTAGACGAGGACGAGAAGCAGACTTCTGACCCAGAACCATCTTCAGACGCTTTTCAAGGTCTTCATAAGACTTGAATTGGTCAGCAGCAGTAACCGCAGTCAGAGAGTATTGCTTCTTCCAAACTGCTTCCAGAGCATCATCATCGTCCAGGAGAGGAGCGACACGATCAAACTCAGACTTGTCATAGTTCCAGTAACCATCCTTCTTCACTAACTTCAGTTTGAAGTTAGCACCTTGCCAGAAGTCAAAAGGATTGATAGGGGTTTCGTCTTCAAACTCAGGTTGCATTGCTTCCATGATCTTATCAAAGATCTTCTTACCGTATTTAAAGAGGAAGACTTTACCTTCGTTATGGGGATTTGTGGGATCCTTTACAACATAGATGTTGCTGTAATAAGACAGTTTACGCTTCTGCTTACGAACAGTTTCTTTGTTTGCTTCGGAACTACTGTTCCAAAGTTCGCGGTTGTGCTCTGATACAGGATCTTTCTGACCAAGAGTAGTCAGAGAGTTTTCAATATACCAACCACCAGGACCTTGGAAGGCATGGGTGTAGAGTTTTGCCCAGGGAAGTTCTTCGCCTTCAGGGGCAGGAAGGAAACGGATAACAGCAAAACCATTACCAGTTTTATCCATCTCTGGTTTCCAGAGACGCTCATCTGCGCCGCCAGAGGTTGTGCTCATCTTCTCTACTTCCTTTACCAGTTTGGAAGTTAGTAAACCAAGAGAAGATTCTTTTTTAAGGTTAGCAAAAGACATTAGATTACCTCGGATTTGTACGGATTTGGCTTGTGTGTACCTAGTTATTCTATAGGTCAGAACCAGTTTTGTCAATCTGATTCTTCATCACCTCAAGCATTTGTGACATATTATTCAATATGATATTCATATCAACGTTGGGAGGAAGTCCCATCATCGTTGCAGATTGTGTAATGCGAATTTTCATATCCTGTGCTTCAGGATCATCAGAAAGACTTAAACGAGTGTAAAGTACTTTCTGCTTCTCAAGAAGTTTCTCAAGAAGTTCAACATGTTTCAGTTTATCTTCTTTTGACATCGTAGGAAACTTGAAGACGTTTTGATATACTTCTTCTTGCATTTCACTAATTTCAGTCATTTCTGCACGAACGACTTCTGATTTAAAAAAACTCATTTGTCCCCTAGAACAACTTCTTTTAAGATATTTTTATAATGTGGTACGTCAATATTTAGAAACGAAGAATATTTTTTCATTTTCATACTGACGGATTTCCACACTGGGTCATCAAGTTTCTTATCAAAATTCTTCCCGAACAGGAATATTCTATCATAGATCACTAGTGTTTCTAGACTAATATTCCCGCTCAGGAACTTTTTTAAAACGGGTGGATGACCCTTAGAGCAACTAAAAATCTCATCTACTTTTTTACCTTCAAATAGAGATTGAGTTTCTTCTCTAAAAACATAAGAAAGAGATTGATTTCTTTTTTTCCAAGCAGTATATCGTTCATCACCCTCTCTCATTATTTCACCAATCCAAAGTTTGTTTGGATCGATACAAGTGATGAAATTTGATACAAAGAACTCAACAACTTCTTGGTCGGTTTTTTGTCTTGCAACACGCTCAAACCAAAAACGATCTTTTCGTTTATAGAAAGATTGAACTGTTGCACGACTTTTGCCACAATACTTGTGATAGTCATAACTGTCTTTTGTGAAGTGATTTTTTAAAGACAGATAACATTTATAGGCATCAACTGGGACCACTTTTCTTGTGTCTCCTCTCACGTTGCCGCGCAAGATATTCTGAACGATATGGTTCTGTGTTGCGTCGCTCTCTACGTTTGCGGTTAATTTCATCACGGTTTTCATCAAGTATTTTTACTGCTTTTTGCTTTAAACGTTCCTGATTATCATAATACCATTTTCGTTTTCTTTCAATCTCAGCCTGTTTTCTTTCCTCATAAGTTTTAAAAACAGACTTATTTCCTTCACCACCAATAGTCATATTTCTCAATATGCCAGTTCCATCACATTTTCGTCCATATTTTTCTATCATTTCCATTTCATACTGATAAGCACAAAACTCATCCTCAAATTGTTTAAGAATAACTATTCTATCTTTATCTTTTGGACGCAAATCTAATCCATTTGCGCGAGGATGTTTTAAATATGCTCTTTGACCTCTCCCCTTTCCAATATAATATGGAGTTCCATCTTCACGCAAGTAAGCATAGCAGTAATACATTATTAGATTAAGAATAAATCTAATATTATTTATACAGGAGTTAATCAAACGGCATCATGAAAAAAGTAATAAGGTTAATTTTTGCCGGGAAAATTTTTACCCTAAAATAAAATTAAAGTGGTAATTTTGCGCGAGAACTTCTCTTTAAGAAATTCAATTCCATCGCCTCATATTTAATCTTTTCCTTTAAAGGTTTTGAGATCAACTTTGGTACGGACTCAACATCAATATTATTTTGCTCGCAGAAATAAACAATCGCGTCAATATAATTCATGTCTGCATTAGTTTGCACAAGTGCCTCTATCTCTTGTGCAAACCGCGATGGACAAAAGAATTTGCTTTCTAAAACTTTCTCTAATTCATTCTCCATCTGACCCAGTATTGTGATGTACAAATTCTTTGATATAACGAACTAATAACTTAATATAGTCCCCTTTGTTCCTTTTGTCAAATACTTTGACCTCACCACTTGGAGTTACCATTAAGGTGATAAGTTTTTTGATGGGAATTTCAGTAAGTTCGTAGTATGCCGCAGCATAAAACATTTCCTGAACAAAATAGTTTTCAATCCACTCTTCGGGTTTTATTTTGTCTGATGTTTTGAAATCTATGACCGCAAGTTCCCCTTCGTATTCTGCAATACAATCAACTCGTCCTGCAAGTCCATAGTATTCAGAATAAAGAGTTCTTTCAATCGCATGAATATTATTTATCTTATCAAGTTCTGGTTTGATGTGATAAAACATAAACTTTGTCAGGGGTTGATAATCATCCCAGTTAAGTTCTTTGTTTTCCAGATAGTCTTGACAGACTTGGTGAAAGTCAGTGCCTCTTGCTGTTGCTCTTTTAGTAATACGATTTGCTTCTTCAAGACCAACACGTTCACGCCACTTTACAAAGATCTGACGATTGTAAAATGAAGTAACTGAAGTAATAGAAGGAACCCAGTCTCCGTTCGGAAGATTATAGAGACGGATGCCATTTGTTTCCTTTTTTTCTAGTTCAAGTTCACCTAAGTAATTACAATGAATAAAACTCATACACCAACTTCCATTTTCGCTAGGATATATTCTTTCACTAATCCAGAGCGAACAATGTCTTCAACTCCAAATTCAATAATATCAATCGAAGGCATAATACGAAGAACCTTCATGAAATCAATAATTCCATTCTTTTCATTCGTTTTAATAAGGTCAGATTGAGTGGCATCACCACAGAACATGATCTTACTGTTTTCACCTACACGAGTAATTATACTATCAAGTTCATGATAGTTCAAGTTTTGGAATTCATCTACAATAATGATTGCATTGTCCAGAGTAGTTCCGCGAATAAAAGAAGTACTCCAAAAACTAATCGTACCTTGAGTTTTGAGGTTTCCATAGAGCATTTCAAAGTCTGCTTCCGTTGGCATCTCAAACATATACTTCACCATGTTCTTATAAGGAATTTGGTAAAGTGAAGATTTATCTTCATGGTCCCCTGGAAGGAAACCAATCTCACGAGTTGCTACAAGAGACCTTACGATGTAGATTTTTTCGTAAGGATTTCTTTCATCCAATACATCTCTCAGAGCATTATAGAGAGTGATGAATGTTTTACCTGTTCCAGCGCATCCATAGGCAACAATATTTTGATCGTTTTTATAACAGCGGAAAAGTTCTTTTTGGTTTTCTGTGAGAGGATCAATCGTCCTCATCAAATCAGAATTGATTGGCTTCTTTCTCTTCATTTGTTTGTTGCTCATTCCAAACGGTACGGGTGACTTTGGAGCGTTTCTTTTTGCTGGCATGGTTATAGGTTCAGATTGGTTTTACTTTAGATCCAGGAGCTTTTGATGCCTTATGAAGAACATCATTCCATCCAGGGTGAGACTTTTTAAGTCTGTCATAAATCTCTCCGACTTCGCCAGATGCTGGGCAAGTTGAAGGATCTGACCAATCTCTATCCCAATCGGGATTGTCTTTTTTCCACTGATCCCAATCATGAATACTCATCGTAACTTCTTTTTGTTCACCAGTTTCTTTGTTGATAACAGGATATGTTGCCATAAATTACATAAAAATATAGGAATATTTATTCAATAGTGATAGAAGGTGCATCTACACAATCAGCACATCCATCACGCTTCCATCCAAGTGCTTCAGATACTGCAGGGAACTGGCAGGTAAAGACGCAACGAACAAGTTCTGCAATTTCCATATGTTCTTTCTGTGTACCGTGTGCAGAACGCAGATCAATATAATGGATCCATGACCTTATAGAACCGGTCATATAGAGGCGTGTGGGCGTCGCTAAGGGCAGTACGAACCTTGCACATTCCTTTGCCACTCCCTTCTCTAGAAGGCGGTTGTAGAGGCGTAGACCCTGCTCAAAATGAACGCGAATGTCTTCTGTCAAAGTCAGTTTCAAATAATCAGGAATGTCATCAATACTATTCTGGCGGTTCTTATCATCCTGACGACGTAGTTCAGGAAGAGGAATAGTTTTGTTTAAAAGATTTGTATCAGCATATCGTTGTGAAAATTCTTGATATGTAAAACTACGGTGACGCAAAATCTGAGCCGCGATACCACGAGTAGTATTAATCTCTACTGTCATACTTGCTTGTTCAAAGATGCTCCAGTGCTGATGCTGAATACAATACTTAAGAAGACCAGAGAACTTTTCGTTTTCTTGATTAGCAGGATTACTCACCCGAGCACAATATGCCATATGCTTTTCAGCATCGGGAGTAACACTAACAAGTTTGACCTCTGGTTTCATGAATTCAAATTCAGTCGGGATATCCATCGTCGTCTCCATCATAAAATACTTCGTCGTAATCAGTAAGGTGTTGTGCTATTTCTTCGTAATTCATTTTATATGAATCTACGTCAGAATAAATCTCTGACTTTAAACATTCTACCAGAGATTCAAGGTTTCTGACAATTAGCTTAAGCTTTTCTCTATCCATCTTTATTAACCCTGACAAAGGTAATTATACATAAAAAAAGAGGGGAAGTCAAGTTCCCCTCTAATCTAAAATTACCTACTAAGCAACAAAACTTCTAGATAGATCAAAAAAATAAATGCTGTTGATGCCCCTGTAATAGCGGCAATCATACCAATCATTTTCTTGCACCTACATTAGCAAGTTGTGCTTGATGGCGTCTCTCTTCTTTTTGTTTTTGGTCTTTAATAAGTTGAAGGAAGTTTAGTTTCTGCATCACTTATGCCCCTCCTTTACATACTTAACACCACGATAGGTTTCGTTGTATTGTTGGGGTTGTTGCATCATTTGCTGTTGATATGCGATACGCTTTTCAGTATCGTATTCAACGCCACGGTATACGACTTTTGACATTAGGTTTCTCCTTAGATTTTGAGGTTAAAGAGCGTTCCTTCAGTCGGCGTTTGCGTTCGCTATTTGCGAATAGCGAATGAACGATCCGTTCCGCGTCGGCTTACTTCCGTCGCATTATGCGATGAACGATAGAGATATTATAATCTCGTTATCATATATAGTCAAATATTTTTGTAACTTATGTTACAATTTAATCTCTTTGTCTCCAGTCTTCTGGTTTATCTCCAGAGAAAAAATCAATTATATCGTCAGCACTCGTAAATCCAGTACGATGATTTGATGGGTCTGGATCTCCTAAATCCAGAGCATTCATAAAATCATCTAAACTCCCTTCTTGCATATCAGGATTAGCAGCACGGCGTCTTGCTTGCCTTAGAAGAGTTGCTGCCGAACGATTTGCTTTTGCTAATTTTTCTGCCCATATCATATCACTTAACTCTACGGATTCGCCTTTTACAATTCGCTCACAGATTGCTTCAAGGCGAAGACGGTATTGAGTAGAGAGCATATACTTCTCCAGATATAGTGTATTTAGTTACCGCTCAATATAACTGAGGGTATGATTTTGTGCGTAAAGTTGTTGAATGATGATATCACATCCAATTTTTGGATTACAATCACCGCAGGTATAAACATCTACTGCTGCTTTACCTTCCTCAGGCCATGTATGAATACTAATATGACTTTCTGATAACAAGCAAATTACAGTAACTCCCTGTGGTTCAAACTTTTTTGATATAGTCTGAACCACAGTTGCACCACTTGCAACTGCTGCGTTTTCTAGTAGGTCTATAAGACAACGCTCGTCGTCCAAAAGAACAAACGAGCATCCATACAAATTAAGAAGATAATGTTTTCCCATTATTCAATTGCTTCAGCGTCTATTCCGTATTGGTTGATTAGTTTATCTATTTTTGTCTCTTGTCCAGATAATTTTTCAATTTCAAAGATAGAAGACTTTTGATATTTCTTTAATTTCTTGTATTCTTTAATTAGTTTATCTACCTCATTATTTTTGATATAGAGGCGAAACTTTTTATCATCAGAAGGACTTGCAAATCCCTTAAATCCATCACTCATTTTCTTTTTTTCTTTTCTGGTTGTTTATATCCCCACAGTTTAGGGTTAGTACGTCCATATCCAAAATCAATTTTTTGAACCACACCAGGACCATATTTGTCATAATACATGTCAAAGATACGAACTCTAGACCCTCTTACCAGATCAAGATTGTTCTTTCCATCAATATCATACCAAATCAAATAAGCATCATTCGGAAAACAAGGATCTTTTACTTTATCTAGTGTAGTATTCTGAAGTAGGATATCGCATCCATAATTGCTGGGCAGAATATTTTTTTCTTCTTTTCCGTACTCTGCCATATCTTTCTCCGTGCTTACTGCAACTGTCATGAACGACCACCCCACTGAATATCGGGATATGCCTCCTTAACATTCTCCAAGGTGATTTTGTATTTAGTTTGCAACTTCTTATCCTTTACAAGACAAAGGATTTCTGCCTCTAGTGGATGAAGTCCCTGAAGAATATTGATAAACATCGTCTCTCTACGAAGAGAGCTCAAAGTATCATTACCACCTTTTACGAAATTGTAAAACATGTGGTATTCTTTTCGGATGGAAGAACGTCCTTGGTCTTGAGATCCAAGTGAGTTAGATCCAAGTTCTTCCATTTTAGAAACAGCATCTTCAATTTTCCCACTCAGGGTTCCACTGTATGAAGTCTGTTCCCCAGCACTGGCGTATGGAACAATACCTTCAGGTAGCATAGAAATAATTGATTCGTCAAAATTCCAAATCAATACTGTCTTAAGAGACGGGTCTTCATACTTTTGAAGAACTTCAACTTTCTTTGCGTTTGATCTTTGCTTTGAAGCAAGGTTTAAAATCTCAAACAGAAACGGATTAGTTGGAAGTTCTTCAAGAGGTGCTTCAGTCTTCTTCTTCGTCTTCGTCGTAGTCGTAGTCATAATCGCTATTTTCAAATCGTACAGATACTATTTCGTCAGGTATCACCTGTCCATTTTCATCAAAGAACTCTGGGTGTAAATATGGAGGTCTTGATTCTAACAAATGTCTATAAGTTAACCAACCAATTATACCTCCTGTCATAAAAAAAAGCAACGTGAACATTACTGAGAATGTTATGACATATGCTGTTTCCATTTTTCTTGTCTCCAGAGAGTTTATTTTTTCCTAACATCAAAATGAAATTCTATAAAGAAATGAAACTCTCTTCTGAAGAGAGAGATCATTTTACCAAACTTCACTTGAAAAGTCTTTGGTTCTGGTGATCTCTTCCTCCTATTCCTAAGTAATAACTCAACACCCCGATTAATCTGGGGTTCTGATTTATTTAGTTTGCTTTTTCCTTCTTCCTGGTCGTTTATCATGACTATACTTCCAGGCATCTTCTAGGATGCTATACAGATAATTTCTAATTTTTCTTGCTTCAGGTTTTGGTAGATAACCATACCCCTCACGAAGTTGTTTATGAATTTCGTCAGCGCCCCCCTCAAGATAATCATCAAGGTCCATTACTAAACTACTGATTTCGTTCGCAGTGGCACTTTCAATAAATTCTTCAACTTCATGGCGTTTTGTTCCACGAATTTTTAAGTAATCATAAAATTTTAAAACAAATTGTCCGTTAAAAGCATAATCAATTGCTTTTTCAACATCACCATAAACTTCGTGAAAGTTACTATTCATTAAACTAGATTCTGCTCCTTCAGATATTGAACTGTGTCTGTACATCCACCGATGTGTTGGTCATTTACAAGAACTTGGGGAAAAGTAGATCCTTGCCCAAATTCTGCATAAAATTCTTCACGAGTAAAATCTTTATTCAATTTGTAAACCACATGCTGTAGTTCTGCTAATTGTAGCACTTGCTGCACTTTTGTGCAATATGGACAACCTTCTTTTGAATAAACTGTGAACTTCATAATTTTTATAAAACTGAAAGTTATTTAGCGTTAACTGGAATTCCTTGTCCCTCAGGAAGTTTAATTTGTGGTAATTGATTAATTTTTTCAACCATCCATTCTTCTTGATGTTGCTTATAAGGTTCGGTATTGATTGCTATTTCATTTGTTGGAAGTGCTTTTGGAATCTCAATATCAACAACTTGTCCCATCATAAACTTGTTTCTTGTAATGGTTCTATTTTGTGGATCAAGTGATACCAGTAAAAGGGCGTCGGTCTCTTCACCACAATCAGCAATTTTTCTTCCTGTTTTTGTTTCAATAACAGAGAAGTAATCTTCACTATTGTACTTTTTCATTTTTTAAAGTCTTTTGATTATTATAGGTCTTTGATGGTGGTCTGTAAAGTCCAGGCCAAGTATCCCTAATTATTTCTGCGAGTTTATGTGGAGTTGTAGAGGTTATCATAAGTCTTGAATAATAGACATAATAAACATAAAGAGTCCAAAAAGTTGAAAGAATAAAAGAATAGTAAACATAAAAAAAGGAGTTCTTTTGGAACTCCTTTATTTAGTTTTAGGTCGGAAGGGGCAGTCAGGACATCCTGCCCCACAGCATCCCTTAGAGTGCGTTGCCACGCGGTAATACCTCTTCTGGGAATACAAAGTTCTCGTGTGGTTGATCAACGGGTGCCATCCAAGCACGGAGTCCTTCGTTCAAAAGAATGTTCTTCGTGTAGAAGGTCTCGAACTCTGGATCTTCTGCTGCTCTCACTTCCTGACTTACGAAATCATAAGCACGAAGGTTAAGAGCAAGACCAATAATTCCAATGGAACTAGTCCAGAGGCCCATAACAGGAACAAAGAGCATAAAGAAATGAAGCCAACGCTTGTTACTAAAAGCAATACCAAAAATCTGAGACCAGAATCGGTTAGCCGTAACCATAGAGTATGTCTCTTCCTCTTGAGTCGGTTCAAAACCTTTGAATGTATTTGATGCATCACCATCTTCATACAGAGTATTTTCTACTGTTGCGCCGTGAATGGCACAGAGTAGTGCTCCTCCCAGTATACCAGCAACTCCCATCATATGGAAGGG